CTCAGGACACGCAGTAGATTTAACACACGACCCTGTTGCTGGTGTTAACTGCTCTGTTATCTATTCAGAATTACAAAAAGATGAACGAGTTGATTACTTGATTTTCAAAGGAAAGATTTGGTCAAAGGCTAAAGGTGAAAACACCTATACCGGTAGTAATAAGCACAACAAGCACCTGCATATATCTATTAAAAAGCAGTGCGAAAACGATACTTCTTCTTGGTTTCCTTGGATGCCAGAGCCATCACCGATAAATAAGGTAAAGGCTAAGGTAACTAAGGTAAAGGCTAAGAAGAAAGAACCAACGAGTCCAAAGGAGTAACAATGGATAAGAAGAAAATACAAGCAATTGTTAGCACATACCTACGTGCAGCAATTGCGGCAGTAATCGCACTGTATCTCGCAGGAGAAACAGATCCAAAGAACCTTGCAACAGCAGCTCTCGCAGCAGTAGCAGGCCCAGTGCTCAAGGCACTAGATCCAAAAGCTACAGAGTTTGGTCGTGGGTCTAAGTAACCCATCAGCGCGAGGCAAACAGGAGGTCGGTCCCTACGGGGACCGGCCTTCTTTTTTTGTGCCTAAAAATTGTGGGCAGTTTTGCTCATACCCAGGAGCAGCACTCGAACAGACCATATGGATCTGCTCTGGCTAAAAAATACCAGAGTTACTGTCACCTGACAAGTGGGTCTTTAATCTATGGCAGTTAGCACAAAGAGTCTGTAAGTTAATCGGGTCGTTGTTCCAACGATCACCGTCTATATGGTCTACATCAAGTTGAGATGCGTGAACTGGTATAAACCCACACGTCTCACAGGTGTCTTTTTTGTGGACCGCATAAGGATACTGTGACTTGATTATATTTCTTTTGTATACAGCATTGCATCGGTACCGACTATGAAGTGGATGCTTTGCATCTCTGAGTTTCATTTTGGTTGGGCCACATACAGAACATATGGCAGTACGTTGAGCTTCGTTATGCTCGCTAAGTTTGTGATCCATCTTTATCCACAGGACAAGGTGCGATGGTCAAATTGCCACAGTTGACGCAGGTTGCGTCCAGAAAATACCAACTAAGTTCGTAGTCCTCAAAGGACGCCATAATGTTAAATACCTGGGACCCACACGGACATACGTGAAGGGGTCCTAACTGTCTTAAATCGGTCCCGAAAGGCTCAGGAAGGCCATCGTAGGGCTTGCGCCTGCGTAGGAATTTTGGCAGGGTTGGTAGACGGAGAGCCACGGTAACCTGTCGGTTACCTACTGTGCGCTCTGAGGAGCGCCCGTACTGTTTATCTCGGCTCACGCCTCGAATTATAATCGGCTTCAAGCCGGTAATATGAAATGAGGACTTCGCGGCGTGTCGTGATACACTTCACTAATGACCACAATCGCCGGTATCCAAGGAGACGGTTGGTGCGTTCTCTGCGCCGACTCACAAATAACAGAAGATAATTTACGAACGATATCTACACGCACACCGAAGATAGTTACAGTCGGTGAGTATCTTATTGGTATTACAGGGGACGCACGACCTGGAGATATCCTTGCGTACAACTGGACACCACCTACATATACCGGTGACGATAAGATTATTTTTATGGGAAAGAAACTCATCCCATCTATCATTCGTGCATTTGAAACACACGGCTACGATTGGGCTAAGCAAGACAAAGATGGTGGCTTTGATTACATCGTTGCATTTGACGGTGAGTTGTTCCACATCGCTTGCGATATGAGCTTTATATCTAATGACACTGGACGCTACGGCTTAGGTTCAGGTGGACAGTTTGCGTTGGGTTATCTGTACTCATTGGCACCAGGTGCGACACGTACACAGGCTTCTGCAATTCAGGTTGTAAAGAAAGCAGTAAAGATCGCGTCGGTTCTTGACGTCAATACCAATCCGCCCTTACAGTTGGTGATACAGGAGAGGATATTTGAATGAACAAGACACGTGAGTATGAAGTAAACGAAGCATTAATGATGGGCTTTCAAGCTGCGTTACTTGGCTTTGATAAGACTGCATATCGTGAACAACTTGCACAAGAGGTAGAAGCAGCAGGATACTTAGAAGCTGCAAACATTATTAGACAGGAATCTAAGTATGATTAGTGATCTTGAGAAGATGGATCTTTTTATCGGTGGCAATTGGGACCCGATTGAAAAGATAATTCGTAAAGAGATTGCAACGGAAATTGAGGAAAGACGTAAACCTTTTCTAGAACATTGTGAAGATAAGTCTTCAGATGATTATAATTTTTATTTAGGCGTTTGTAATGGAATGAATTTTGCAACATTGATAGCGAGAGGCAAAGATGATAAGTGATCCAAAGGAACTGTTACTTACAGTACTGCACGCTAAGGATGCTGGTCGTGACCGCAGTAAGCAGACACAGGTAGGTCCATCAGAGATAGGTGGTTGCCGTCGTAAGGTGTGGTATCGGTTGCAGGGTCAACCTGAGACAAATGATAACCAATCTAAACTCGCTGCCATTATGGGTACTGCTATCCACGCAGCCATTGAAGATGCAATTACAACACTAGATCCTGAAGGCAAAGATTATTTAGTTGAGAGTGAAGTTGCCTACGGTGATTTGAAAGCACACGTTGACTTATACATACCAGCTGTCGGTGCAGTCATTGACTGGAAGACATCTAAGATTAAGAACCTATCGTTCTTTCCTTCAGTGCAACAGCGCTGGCAGGTACAGGTCTATGGGTACTTGATTGCTAAGAGTGGTAAGGGTATTGTCAACACAGTCAGTCTAGTTGCTATCGCACGCGATGGTGATGAGAAGGATGTCAAGGTACACACAGAACCATACGATGAAAAGGTTGCGCTAGAAGCGCTTTCGTGGTTGGCTAATGTTAAGGCAATGGAGACAATTCCAGAACCTGAAAAGGATGTAAGTTTCTGCAGACTGTACTGCCAGTACTACGATGAGTCTGGTGAGATGGGATGCGTTGGTCTAAAAAAAGAACGTATAGTCCTTAGTGAAGTAATCATTGAGGATGCAGCGGTTGATACCAACGCTCTGATGTACTTACAGTTAGACAAAGAGATTAAAGAGTTAGAAAAGAAAAAGGATTCCTTGAAAGAATCTTTCGAGGGAGCCACCGGTGTAACAGCTAGTGGTATTGAAATCAGTTGGACTACGGTAAAAGGCCGCGAGTCAGTTGATTCCAAGGAAGTTGAAAAACTTCTAGGGTTTGTTCCCAAAGTAATTGGCAACGAATCTGTTAGATTAAATATCAAACAAAGTGGAGGAAAGTAAATGGCTGCACCGGAAAGCACTAAGTTCCAGGTTAACTATAAGTTATCCGATGGATCGCTAATCAATCTATACGCAACAACAATCAAGGAATTGGAGACCGGACTCAATGATCTTTCAATGGTCGCTGCTCTCATTAAATCAACTTCAACTGAACTTAGTGGAAGTTCTTATGCTGCTCCTTCAGTGGCTTCTATAGCCGCTGCATTAAATCCAACAGCAGTAACTCCTAGCGGAGCACCGGCGCAATCTGCAGGTAATACCTGTAAGCACGGACCAATGGCTTACAAGACTGGTACATCTTCAAAGGGTGCGTGGCAGGGTTGGATGTGTCCAACACCTAAAGGCGCACCAGATAAGTGCGACACTATCTGGGTTAGATAAGTAATGCGGGAGCCAAAAGATTATGAAGCTCCCGCGTGTGCTGAAATTGGTGGAGATTTCTGGTTCCCTGAAAAGGGAAAAGAATCTATTGGAACAATTGAAGTTAACTACGCAAAGCAAATTTGCAGGAGTTGTCCACACCAAACTGAATGTGCTGAGTGGGGAATTGTTAATGAAGCTCACGGCATATGGGGCGGTCTCGTAAGTAGAGAACGCTACAAGATACGTAGACGAAGAGGTATCACTTTACAAGGAGGCGAAGTTGCTTGACTTATCCCGTGCGTGGGGTGGTGTGCTTACCAAAGCAACACCGTTACCTGATGTATGGAATGATTTAGCACACAAGCAGATTAAGTTCCGAAGGGGACAAGTCTGTATGGTTGCAGCAGCTCCTAATGCTGGTAAGTCTATGTTCGCTTTGATATATGCAATGCGAGCAAAGGTACCAACACTCTTCTTCTCAGCCGATACAGATACAACAACTGTGATGATGCGTGCAGCTGCACAAGCATCAGGTCATTCACAGATATCAGTAGAGAGTAATCTCTCTGGTAACACACATTATTACGATCATCACTTCGACAAGCTCAATCATATTAAGTGGGTCTTTGACTCTTCACCTTCATTGGATGATATCGAACTAGAGATTCGAGCATATGTAGAGCTGTACGGAGAAGCACCTGAGTTAATCGTCATAGATAACTTAATGAACGTTGCTGCTGAAACAGATAACGAGTGGGCAGGGCTACGTGCAATTATGATGGAGTTGCACGATATGGCACGCAAGACTGAGGCTTGCGTATTAGTACTTCATCACGTCTCTGAGCAATCAGA